CGGTGATCCTAAATCGCATCTACATCCCTGAGGGGCAAGCATACACAACGAAACGTGGCGTTGTAGTTGAAGGGCCAGCGGAGATTGTTACCGCTTGGGAGCCTCACAACGCGTCGATCTGTGCAACGGGTGCAGATCCTAATTCCACGGTCAGACGGTCTTACGACCAAGCAGAAAGGCAGGATGGCATGAATGAGCAACTAATGGCTCAACTCTCGTCTCTTGGTCTACCAGAGGGTATGACCGATCCAAACGAGATCATTAAGTGGATGGCCGATCACATGGCAAAACCAGAACTCGAAGTCGAGTTGATGGAAGGCATGGACAAGCCAACCGAAGAAGCGGCAAGGGCGGAAGGCGAAATGCCTAAAGAGCCTGAGGTTGCTCGAGCGGAATACAAAGTCGAGAGCGAAGTTGCTCGACAACTGAAAGCAATCGACGAGCGAAAGAAATCGATTTACGCAGCGGCCAAACTAGCGAAGGTTGAGCGTACCTTTGCTGACGAGTTGGTTGACTCCGGTTGTTCACTGGAAGACGCTCAGCAAAGGATTATTCGACAGATGGCTAATCAACCAATTGGCAGCAGCGTCACGGTTACTGAATCGGAACACGACAAGTTTGAACAAGCCGCTAAGGCTGGCTTGGTTCAACGTTGCTTCCAAGGGAACATCCAACGCACCAAGGCACCGACTGCCCAAGGCGATGCTGAGTTTCGCAATGTCGGACTGTACCGACTTGCCGAAGAATGCGTACGTCGAATGGGCATCGACCCATTGAAGCACACCAAGGGCGACGTAGCACGAATGGCGATGGGTCACGCCGGGACGTTTAATCGTCTCAAGGTTCGCCGATCCGATGCGTATCACACGACCGGAAGCTTCCAGAACATCCTCTCAGACGCGGTTAACAAGACTCTCCGAGCGGCTTACGACGAGGCCCCATTCACTTGGGCTCTGTGGGTTCGGCAAGCGGCTAGCGTGGATGACTTCAAGCAGATCAACCGGACGCAACTCTCCGAGTATCCAAACTTGGAAATGGTACCAGAGGGCAAGGCTTACCCTGAAAAGGGCTTGAGCGATCAGAAGAAGTCGTACAAGGTCGACAAGTTCGGTGCTGAATTCACCGTGACTTGGGAGACCGTTATCAACGACGACCTCGATGCACTCTCTCGCATCCCTGCAATGCAAGGGCAAGCGGCTCGACGCACCCAGGAACGTCTAGTTTACGACACGTTCTTGAGCAATCCTGTTATGCCAGATGGCTTGGCGTTGTTCTCTGCTTCTCACGCAAGCGGATCGAACATTACGGCAGTCAGCCCAGCGGCTCCAAGCGAAACCACTCTCGACGAAGCATTCGAGTTGATGAGCAAGCAAAAGGGCCTCGGCGGATCGGTATTGAACCTATCGCCTAAGGTGTTGTTGGTTCCTCAGAAGTACGCAGCGACAGCATCGCGGATTGTCAACAGCCAATCCTTCGCACAGTCGAACGGAAACGAGGGAGTAACCAGCCTCTACGGCATCAACGGAACTCGACCGCTGACCGTTGTTGCTACTGCCTTGCTCGATGCGAACAGCTCCACGAACTGGTACGCAATCGCCGACAATTCGCAAGTCGACACGATGGAACTGACCTTCCTTAGTGGCGAAGAAGCCCCAGTTCTGGAAAACGAATGGGACATGAGTCGAGATGTTTACCTCTACAAGATCCGTCAGACGATGGGAACAGCGGTAATCGACCATCGCGGATTCTTCGGTAATCGCACCTAAGCGACTACCTGATTAACACACGGCCCCGGCTCGATTGGGTTGGGGCCTTTTTTCAAACGAACAAGCAAAGCAAAGGAATTGATGATGAGTGACATTCGAGATTTCCAGATTTTTTACGACGACTTCAACGGAGCAGTCGCAACGCTTCCAACTTCGGCGGATCCGGCTACCGCTTGGCTAGTCGATGACACTTCCTCAGCAGGTGCGCCGACCTACACTAAGGGCACTTCGGAACTGACCGTTACCCTAGCGGCAACGAACGAAATCGAAAACGTTTGTCCGCACTTCGGAGACGCCTTGGATTTCGATATCGACTTGGTTCAGCGAGTCGAGATGCGAGTGAAGATCGGTGCGGCTACCTTCACCAGCGGATCAATTCTCTGCTTTGGTGTTGGCTCGGCACGTAACGATACGGCCGACAGCGTCGCGGCTAACGCATGGTTCCGAATGGAAGGTGCAAACAGCACTAGCCTCGTTTACGTCGAGACTGATGACGGGACGCGGGATAATGACGACGTTTCCAGCGGGACGACCTTGGGCACGACCTACAAGGAATTTGTGATCGACTTCACTGGCGGAAAGCAGGACGTCAAGTTCTACATCGATGGACGCCGAGTCGCAGCCTCGACGACCTTCGATATGAGCGGTTACAGCGCAGGCTTGCAGCCGATTATTCAACTACAGAAGGCCGCGAACACAAACGTGGATTCTGTGGTTGTTGACTACGTCAAGATCACTTGCAAGCGAGCCTAGTAAGTGACGCTTCACGACCTGATTAAGCAAGATGCCGAGAGCGTATTTTGCAACGCTGACGACTTCGCTGAATCGATTGTTTACTACAAAAGAAACGGTCGATCCAGGGAGATCAAGGCGGTTGTGATACGCGAAGCACTCGGCGTCTTGCCTGAGGATGGAAACGTGGTTTACCCTCTATTCGAGGTACACGTTGCAAACGATCAGTCAAGCGGGATTGCAAGCGACGAGATAAACTTAGGCGGGGACGAAATGGCGTTTCCGAATCGCGTAGGTGAAGCACCGAAGCGAAGGTCGATCCTGAAACTGTTGAGTCACGATGAAGGGATGCTAGTCTTAGAATGCCGGTAGCAGTCGTTGAATCTATAGCACTTGAACTCAAGTCTCGCCTCGATGCAATGATCGGGGCCAACGGCTACCAAACTGAAATCTGCGAAGTGCAACGACCGGCTAGATTCGCAGACTTCACACCGCGAAACAATCAGATAGTTTTGACACAAGGACAGCCGGAAAGAGTGCCTGAACTCGACAGGCCAGGCGAGCCACCGTCGAACGCATACAAGCAGCAGTTCTTGATTCATTGCCATGTGATGCAGGACGAGCGAAACACGGACGCGATAGACTCGCTGCTCAATGCGTTTCATGCGGACGTCATCAAGGCGGTCGCGTCGGGTTCCTCGACTTGGCATACCTTTGGAGGCTATGCAACGGATGCCCAATGGCAGACGGTAAACTACATTCAGGCGGATGGCGGGATGGACGGGTTGCAGATACCATTGAACATCACCTACCGAGTCTCCGAAGACGACATGACGGAGCTACGAGCGTGATAAAAATATCCATCGACGCGAAGTCATTGAAGCAAATGAAAACCAACTTAGGGCACTTCCAAGTACACTTGCCGAGAGTGTTGGCAACGGCGGTTAATCGCACAGCAAAGAGCGTACGCGTCGAGGTTGCTCAAGTAGTCGGAAAGATGATTAACCTCAAGTTGTCATCGATGAACAAAGGCAACAGCAAAGCAATCAGTAAAGCGGCAACGTTGAAGAAAACGATACGCCAAAAGAACAAAGCAGTACCGAAGCGGGCCGAAGCAATGATCGGACTATGGGAAGGCTATCCATTCCCCGCGAAGTATCACGAAGCAAAGACGTACACTCGCAAGCGAAAGGGCAAGGTCAAGTCTAGCGGAGTTGTCTACAAGCCTGACATGGGCGGAGGATGGACGACCGTACTAGATGGCTTCATCGCTCGCAACTGGCGAGGTAATGTATACACGGCCGACGAAACGAATCGACGTACGCTTCGGCAGGTAAAGGGCAAGAAGCCCGGTGACTACTACATTCGAGGCGGTATCGGCAAGGTTGCGGAAAATAAAGCACGGGAGCGACTCCCAATAGAAGTCAATCGCCGTTTGCGTGACGTCATACTAGCGGCACAAGGTAAGATCAAACTCAAGGCATTGAATCAATAAAGGAAACAAAATGACGTTACTAAAACGCAAGCGAGTATTGGCAGCATCGATTGAAACGACTCCAGGTACAGCGATGAGCCTGACCGGGTCGGATGCCGCGTTTAACTGCTACGACATCGCAATCCAGACTGAAACGGAGCTTGAATCGCGGGAAGGCCAAGCGGCTTTCGGAATGCGTGCAAGCGTACCGGGCGGGTATCGCGGTAAGGTGACTTTTAAGCACGACGCATCTTGGGACGGAACAGCAACCGAACCAAGTTGGGCGGATACATTTCTACCCGCTTGCGGATGGGTCAAAAGCGGTCAAGTCTTCACACCTCGAACGGAAGCACCAGGTAGTAACGTCAAGACGCTAACGATTGGCGTCTACATCGACGGGATGCGAAAACTGCTACGCGGTTGTGCAGGCACCTTCAAGCTGAACTGCCCAACAGGCAAGGCGGCGTTCTTCGAGTTCGAGTTTACCGGAGTTTGGTCGAGTCCGACCGATACCGCGATCCTCGCACCGACCTATCCTTCGGCTCAGTCGCTTCGCTTCGCATCCTCGACAACGACCTGGAATAGCGTTGCTCTAGGCGTGGAGAATGTCACGCTCGATAGCGGCAATACCGTCATCCTACGCGAAGACCCTTCGGACGTATCAGGTTTCCTTGCCGGTCTAATCACCAATCGAGTTGTTAGGATCACGGGCAACCCAGAGTCCAAGTTGGTTGCTACTCAAGACAGATACGGTAAACTCTTGGATATGTCCGAGCATTCGCTGACGTGGTCGCTCGACGGGCCGACCAACAGCGTTATGACATTCACGGCACCCAAGGCACAGATCATCAGCTTGCAAGAAGCAGACCGGGAGAACTTGGTTGTCGATGAAATCGAGTGGCAAGCCAATCGCAACGGTTCAAACGTTGACGAAGAATGCTCGATCACCTTCACAGCAGCAACCTAACAGGATTATGTATGCCGATTTTCTTAGAGCCAGATCAGACCTTTGAAGTGTGCCTCGATGCCGACCAGAGCAAGCCCGTCGAGACGCGTCCAGTATTCGTTTGCTTATCGCAATCGATGCGAGGACAACGCAGCATACTTCAAGCGGTTGATCTACTCGATGAGAAGCATTCAATCGATGAAATCTTCGACGCGACAATCAGCGAACTAAAGCGGGTTGTTGTCGGATGGAGAAACGTCGAGCGTCCGTTTGTTGTCGACGACCTTGACAACCTATTGACGTACCGAGAGGCAAGGGAGTTGCTTATCAAGGTGGCGTACAATCAACGAATGGACACCAACGAAAAAAAAGACTGAGGGTCGCGGCATTGATTAGGCAAGGAGAACTTTGCCGACGATGCAGCGACAAGAAGTGCGAAGACGAGGGAACAGACG